TATTGTTTGGGCGGTTGCTTTTGCTTGTTTAGGCATTGTTTTATCTTTCGTTATGGTTATTTTGAGTCCGTCTTGGACACCCACACGGAGTGCAGGTTCTGTCAAGGTGGAGCATTTGTGTTTTGTGGGCTGGTTTGTCCTAGCTAAAATACCGCAACACGCTTCACTCTTTCTAAACCGAGGACATTTTAGCCAGGACAAACTAGACCACAAAATTTTTATTTAATTAACAGCTCCGCTGTTACTCTTTACAAATACTACCTTGACAGGTTCTGGTGTCCAAGACGGACTCAAAATGTTCTAACGTAAGATCAAACTTCATCCTGCCTAAACAAGCAAAAGTGACCGCCCAAACATTTATCCCTAACCGAAAATGTCGGCAAATGCGTCCGATCCTTTGTGGACTAGAGTTAGGTTTTCGGACTACGGTGCAACCATACTCGTCTCAGAGGATGTGGCTAAGTTCGCTAATTCATCTGCCGTCTACCACGACTGCTCCATCCCCAAAGGTTTTACCGAGTTACTTGATGTGGTGAACGACGGCAAGCCTGATGCCTCCTGGTCACCGAGTCCAAGACGCCAGAACGTAAGGTAGGTGGGACACCACTTGGGCTGTCGGGCTTCGGCTCGGCTTCCCATATGGTCTTTCTTTCTTGTATCTTGCTTGTGTTCAACATGTTGTGAAGTAAGTTCTTTTGATAGGGTGCTTCTTTGAAGCACGACTCTTTTATCCTTTTGCTCATGCATCATAACCAATTACAACTCAGCACCTTGCGTCATGTGAGTCATGACTGAGAAGCTCGTGGAATCCGTTGGTGCATGTGCAATAGGATGTATGGGTCTTCGACGGCAATTTGTCCGAAGATTCCCGTAACAAAGTAACCTGAATCCTGGAACAAGACCCCCGATGGGGGAAACCGCGAGTCGACGACACATAGAGTCCCTACCAGCGTATATAATTTTGAGTTTTCCAGAGGAAGAGTGTACAAAGATATAGTACTATTAAGAATAATGTACCATTTGCTCACACTGCTCACACTCAGCTCACGCTTTTTTATCCAATGAGAATGTTATAAGATGTTACTATTATCAACGACTTATGTATTTGCTCACACAATTCACACTTTATTAGCCTATAGTAAAATCAAAATAGTTTTCCCAGAAAAAAGTGTGAGAAGTGTGAGCAGATCTGTAAACCCTTGATACTCTTATTATTTAATTAGCGCACACCCCCCTATATATAGTGTGAGCTAGGTGTGAATAGTGTGAGCAACCTTGACAAAGGATCATGAATCATCAATACAGGTACAAGTGCCAGATGGTAGAACATATGCTTCAGGTAAGAAGCCCAAACAAGTTGTTAAGCAACAAGCTGCTAAAAGAAGCAGGTGTCATCGTAAACGTATGAAAGCTGAGAAGGATATGAAGGAGGCTCAAGGTAAGCTTCGCAAAGTAGAGAAGGAGCTGGATGTAAAGCAACAGTTCCTGGAGATGATGAACTCTGCGCCTACGCCAGCCCAGCAGCGCAAAGCATTACTAGCATTGTTCTATGAGAAGGGAATCAACCCTATCGAAGAGCTACTTGGTTTCGCTGCCGACCCCAGTGTAGAGAAGAGAGATAAGATAGCGATATGGAAAGAGATCTGCAGCTACACGCAGCCGAAGCTCAAGAGTGTTGATGTCCAAGGTACTCTCAACGGGGAGATGAAAGTAATGACTGTAGATTATTCAAAAGTATCGAAGTCTGCTCTTGCCAATCCCATAGAAGCTGAGATAGTCGGAGAAGATTACGACGAATTTATGAGTGAGGAGGACAAGCATGAGTGATGAGATACTGAGTAAAGTAACTGGCATTCTTGGCGAGCACTTCCGAAACTACGTAGTTATAGCATCGGACGACGAAGCTCCACTTGCTTACGACGTAAGGTTCAGTGATCCATACGCAGCCAAGGGGCTGCTGGAGAGCGCGACCGAATACCATGAAAGTTTTATTACAGGCGGTACGCCTGACGACCTTGACGGAATCGAATGGATAACCATTGACGAGGACGAAGAGGATGACTACGAAGAAGACGAATACTACGAATGAGTGTACAAGTTCCTGCGCAGGGATGGGAGCCTAGGGCTTACCAACTCCCTTTGCTTAAGTATATGTCCCAGAAGAAGCGCAACCTACGTGCGGTTGTTGCATGGCATCGCCGTGCTGGGAAAGATCTAACTTGCGTTAACGTGCTGGCTATCAAAGCCTTGCAGCGCGTAGGCACATATTGGTACGTTCTGCCCTACGCTAATCAGGCAAGGCGTATCATCTGGAATGGCATGACAGGCGAGGGTAAGAAGTTTATTGACTACTTTCCTAGGGAGATAGTAGAGAAGAAGAGCGAGCAGGAGATGCGCGTGCACTTAAAGAATGGTAGTGTCATCCAGCTCATGGGATCAGACGACCCCGATAAGATGGTGGGTGCGAACCCCGTCGGCTGTGTGTTCTCCGAGTACAGCATCTCTGACCCCAGCGCGTGGCAGTTAATCAATCCCATCCTAGCTGAGAATGGTGGGTGGGCTTTGTTCAACGGCACGCCTCGTGGTGAGAACCACTTCTACAAGATGTTGCTAAAAGCCCAGTCGGATGGCAAGTGGTACAACAGCCACCTATCAGTTAAGGATACTAAGGCGATACCCCCTGATGAGTTGCGACGCGCTCGCGACGAGCTAAACAACGAAGCTAGATTTCAGTCTGAATACATGTGCTCGTTTAAGACTCCAGTCGAAGGCAGTTACTACGGACCGTATATATCACGCGCCTATCGTGACAAGCGTATACTTGATCAGCTGTCGCCAGATCCCATACTGCCTGTGCACACTGCGTGGGACTTGGGCATGGACGACGCGACAACCATTTGGTTTTTTCAACTGTACAAGAACGAGATCCGAGTTTTGTCCTACTATGAGAATAGCGGGGAGGGGCTACCCCACTACGCCAGAGAACTTAATCGTTACGCAGTTCAGAACGATATAGTCTACGGCAAGCACTACGCACCACACGACATCAAAGTACGCGAGTTGGGTACTGGTAAGAGTCGGCTGGAGATAGCGAGAACCATGGGGCTTAAGTTCACTACTGTAAAGAAGCTACCTATCATTGATGGTATTGATGCTGTCCGTGCAATGCTTCCGAGGTGTTGGTTCAACAAGGTGAAGTGCGCTCGTGGGATAGAGGCACTTAAGGGATACCACAAGGAGTTCGATTCTAGTCGACAAGTTTTTCGAAAGAACCCAGTTCATGATTCTAACTCTCATGGCGCGGATGCGTTCAGGACTATGGCGGTTGGACTTAAGACTCCCAAGTTAAACAACAAGAAACAAAAAGCACAGTATGACGTTGCCGCAATTAGTTGGTGAGGACTACAGACTTTCTCTGATAGATGAGGCTTCTGTCCTGTACCACACACAGGGCGAGGACTTTATTAAGCTACTGGACTACTACATCAACTGCCAGCAGGGGGAAGAGAAATATTTTTTTTCGTCTCCAACCTATATGCTTATGGGTGAGGTAAAGGAAGATGAGGACGGCAGGTACTGGCACGTAGCTTATGCTGCTAGTAGATCAGGGGAGTGGCTTGATATCTTTTTAAAACTTGCGCCCTTTCCGCTTGACAGGATCAAATTTTGTAGGTATCACAAAATGCACCAAGACAACTCTTATAAGTTTTACAAATGGAAAACCTTCCAACGAATAGTTAATTATGGGATCAAAACCTAAAGCACCTCCGCCCCCTCCACCACCACCTGCGCCTCCTCCCCCACCAGCACCACGGGCAAGAAAACCAGTAATGCAAGCAGCAACACCTAGCCGTAAGGTTACGAATGCAGCTGCTATTGGAGGTATGGCAAGGCTAGCTCGCACTAAGAAGAAGACTTCAAATCAAGTTCAAGGTCGCTCACCTCTAGGTGGCGGTTCTCGAATGTACGGTGGTTAAGCTACAGCAAAGGTACGCAGAGCTAAAGCTGTTGAGGTCACACCTCGACAGCATGTTTCTTGATGCCCAGAAGTATGTACGTCCAAACTCTAACAAGTTTGATCACGGACAAACTCCGCATCAGGATGACGGCTCTCGTGAGATGTTTGATGACACCGCCGTTTGGTGTAATCAGATGTTTGCTAATGGGCTGAGTGCCAACCTAGTCCCTAAGTCTGATCGCTGGTTTTATTTAAAAATAGTTGGGAAGGACTCTAATCTATACACGCCACAAGAAAGAGGATACCTTCAAGCTGTTGCTGACAGAATCCTCCATGAGTTCTCACTACCCAAGTCACAATTTTATACATCAAGCCATGAATGTTTTCTCGACATTGGTGCTTATGGTACTTCTCCTGTTCAGATTTCTGAAGTTGATGGTATTATTAACTTTCGTTCTCGTCCTCTGTCTGATGTTTTCTTTGATACGGATCAGTACGGGACGGTAGATACAGTATACTACAGGTGCTATAAAACAGCTCGTCAGTTAATGATGATGTTTCCAGGTGTCGAAAACATGGACGGGTTTAATAAAGACAACTCGGTTCACAACAAGTATGAGTTAGTATACACTATAGAGCCAAACACAGACAAAGCTGCAAAGAAGGGTGGTCGCGTCGGTAAGGGTAGACCCTACAAGGTGACTTATTGGTCACCTGCTCTTAAAGAACCACTACAAGAAAGTGGCTCTAGTTATTTTACTTTCCTAGTTCCTCGTTGGTCTAAGCTAGCAGATGAAGTGTATGGGCGCGGTCCTGCTTTCTCCTGCTTGTCTCAGATACGAGCACTAAACAAGATGGTTAAAGAAGTTCTCATCTCATCCGAGTACTTGAACTTCCCTACACTAACTGCAGAAGAAGACAGCATTATGCTTCCAATGAAGTATGGTTCTCGTCAGATTATGTTCCATGAGGCAGGTAGTGAAAAGCCACAACCAATCATGGCGGGCAATCAGCCTCAGCATGTTCTTGAGATGATACGCATGTACCGCGACTCAGTAAACAGATCATTCTTTGTTGACCAGATTATTCGACAAGAGAAGAAGGAGCGTCAAAGCGTGACAGAGATTCAAGATGTACGAGGACAAATGCTCAATCAGCTTGCTCCTCTTCTCAACCGAATGGAGTCTGAGTACCTGGGACCAGCCATTGAAGCTACGTTTGAATTGTTAGAGCGCAACGGACAGCTTCCTGAAACTCCCGAGAGCATCGGAGAGTTGGAGATTAGTTTCTCAAGCCCCGCTTCTCAAGCTCAATTTGCTACTAGACTTAGTGACATAAGCGCATTTATGAAAGATTTAGCACCATTAGCTCAAGCTAAGCCCGAGCTAGTTCAAGCTATTGATGAGCAGAAACTTCTTGAAAGTTATGCTAAGTATCGTAACATAAGCCCTGACGTTGTGAAAACAGCGGAACAAATACAAGAAATGAAAGCAAAAATGGCAGAGCAACAACAGCAAGCGCAGATGGCGCAGATGGCTCCTCAAATTGGAGGCGCAATGAAAGATGTTGCTCAGGCAAAACAACTAGACCCCGAAGGCGTGGGTTCGTTGTTAAATATTTAATATGTCAGTATTAACCACTCTTGAGAGGCTTCGTGAGAAATCGAAGCTGAAAGAAGATCTTATCAATATTTTAGAGACTCCACATGGGCAGAGATTTTTTAAAGTCTTGCTCAGGGAGTGTCATGTAACTAAACCTGTGTTTCACTCAGACGATGTAAAGATGCGTGAGTGTGAAGGACGCAGACGTTTAGCTATGAGCTTTCTCACTCTATTGGGTCAAGACGACCCGCAAGAACTTATTAACAAAATAGAGCTGGAGAATAAAAACATATGAGTGAAGAAGAAAACACAGGAGGTCTAGGCGGGGGTGTCCCCGAAGAGGTAGCCTCTGAAACCACACCTGATTCTAACTCTTTTGATTTTACATCAGAAGAAACTTATGGTCAGTTTTTGCAATCCTTGCCTGAAGAACTACAGGCAAACGATACACTAAAGAACACCAAGTCAGTCCACGCACTAGCAGACCAACTTGTTAACGCGCAGAGCGCATTAGGCACAAAACGATTAGCAGTTCCCCAAGAAGACTGGGACGAGGAACAGTGGGATTCGTTTTATGATAATATTCGCCCAGAGGGTGCAGAGTACGGGATTCCCGACGAGGTTACTATTGGTGACGAGTCTGTTCCCGTAGAGTTGCCTGATGAAGCACTGCAGGAATTTGTAGACTTCTCAGCAGAGCTTGGGTTGTCTCAGAATCAATTCGATCAGCTATATGAGGCGTACGTCGGTATGGGTGTTGAGCAGAATGAGTCATCCGAAGCAGCTGTATCGCAAGCAGTCGAAGACGCTAGGACATCTGTTCGCATGGACTGGGGAGACAACTACGAGGTAAATCTTGCTCAGGCTAACCAAGCGTATGAGGCAATGGCTACTGAGATTCCAGAGATTAAAGAACTTGTGGAGTCTGACCCTGTAGTCGCAAACCACCCTGCGGTTCTTAAGTTATTCCACAGGTTGGCAGAGGTATCAGGCGATGCTCTACCCGCTGTTGGTAATAACCCAGCTAGTGGGTTTGCGAACCAAAATGTCCACGGAGTGAAGACGGCAATCGCTGAACTTGATTCAGATCATGCGTCCCTCATCATGAGCGACCCATCCTCTTTGAACTTAGCTGATAGAGCTAAACGACAAGAGATACTTAATAAACGAGCGAACCTATACTCTAATTTGTACGGAGAAGGGTAAAACGACTTGACATTATATAAAAACAAGGCTATCCAAATAACATTGAGGTAGCCTTTTTTTGGTCTTGATATCAGCTTTAGATAGCCGTTGGTTCCGTTATAACTAGAAGAGTCCGAAAGGATAGCTCATCGAAAAACAAACTTCTAATTAAAACTTAACTTAAATTATTACATATTATGCCTGATTATTCAGACCCTTTATACATGGGACAAACTGGTACTCCTGCAGGGGGTATCACCATCAATGATGCTTATGTACAAGCTTACAAAGCTGGTTTCGAACAAGCCTTCCAGCAAAGTGAGTCCAAACTACAGCCTTATTTTGAACAAGAAACACAAAACGAAGAATTCCAATACTTCGATCGCATCGGTGTTGCCGAAGCGATGGATACGGATGATGAGCGTTATGGTGACAATCCAAATTCATCTATCTCACACGAACGTCGTCGGATTGGTCTTAAGGACTACGAACTCGGCAAGTATGTTGATGAAAAAGATCTAAAGCGCGTACTTACAGACCCAATGAATGCTTACACACAAGCACTTCTTGCATCTGGTAAGCGTAAGATCGACGACATCATCATCGAAAAGTTCTTCGGAACTGCCTATGTTGGTAAGTCTGGTGGAACTAACCGTGACTTCGTAGCTGGCGCAGCTCTTGAAGACCAAGCGGATATCCTTGTGGGTGCTAAGTCTGCTGGAGATATTACCACTGCAGGTGACTACACGCTAGCTACTGGGGAGACTGAAGGTTTCTCTGTTGGTGCTGACTACGGTGCTCAAGGCTCTGGTCTTACTCTTGCTAAACTTCGCGCAGCTCGTCGCACTATGCTAAAGCTGCACGCTATTGATCAAGACGAGATCGTTAACTGTTTTGTTTCTGCAAAGCAGCTTGATGACCTACTCGGTATTACTGAGGTTGTTAGCTCTGACTTCGCAGTTCGCAAGTCACTTGCTGAAGGTAGTGTTACTACATTCATGGGCTTCCGCTTCATTCACACTGAGCGTCTTCCGCTAACTAGTGGTGATGGCACAGCTGGAGACGAGCGTCGTTGCATCATTGCAACATCAAAAGCTCTTAAGCTATCAACAAACACAGCTCTTAAGGGAGATGTGTGGCGTGTTCCCGCTAAGAAGAACATCCCTTACGTTTACTTCAAGCTTTCTGCTGAAGCATCTCGTATGTGGGGTGAAGTTTCTGGCGAAATCCGCTGTAACGAAGCCTAATTACATTCGTAGTCTCCCCCGTATATTCGGGGGAGA